ACCTGCTGTCGTGATGCCTTCAGCGATACGAATATCAAAGAAGCGGAAGTATTGATTGCCCAGCGCACCGTAAGCAGAGTTTAGAGTAACTTTCTTTGCCAATTGAAGATTGTTATATCGTGCAACTTGTTTCTCAAGATAATGAACCTGATTCTTATCTTCAAGAACAGTTTCGATTTTCTTTTTGGCTTCAAGTGCCAACTTCTTGTAGCGTGTACGATCTTTGTACATGCTATCCATAATCTCAGGTAGAACACCCTGCTCTTGAGTGCGGAACAACTGACCATTCGGAGTTACCGTAACACCAAGATCTTTTAGAATGCTTGTATCAACTTCTTGGTTGAGCAGATTATCAACGTTGATATTACAGTTGCTGATAAACCCACGCATATTGTCATTGTACTTCTTCGGCTCGACGAGAGTTTCCATCGAGATGTTATACTGCATGATCAAGTGAGGATACAGACTGTTCAAGTCAAATGAAGCAACCCATTCGTGCATACCACAAATGGGATCTTTGACATACGCACCTTCGTATTGCGAACTCTTTACGCTTCGCGACATCTGCGGGATTACAATCTTCTTGCGTAACAAATAGTTGTACACAATCGCATCCCACATACGAACCTGCGTGAACACATCGTCGTAGTTGACCTTGTTATCATACGCAAGAGTCAAAGCCAACTCAATCAACTTCATCTTATCTTCGAGTTTCTCAACAAGTTCAACGTCCTTGATGTTATACTCAATGAATTTCTGATAGTCGTGTTTGTAGAGTTGATGTAGAGTTTCGAACTCAGAATAATCTAATTTCTTTTCACCCAACTCAACGTGAGCAATGTTATCAAGACGATAAGACTCTTGCTGTGAATAAGTGAACTTGCGATAGAGTTGGATGTAGTCAAGAATGGCAATTCCAGAAATATCATAGAACTGCACTGGGCGATTCATCATCACCGTTTCGCGTTTGCTGATACGATTCCAAGGCGAAAGTTTCTTGGCTTCATCCTCACCAAGAATCTTGGTGATACGATTTGCAAGATATGGAATATCGAATTGCTCGACGTTCCAACCAGTGACTACATCAGGGTGCCACCGTGTCCATAAGTCGAGGAATCTTCGTATAAGGTCGGACTCATCACGGCACTTTGCATAGTGCACGTCGTCACGATGCTTGCTATAATCGCCGCAACCAAACACAAAATAATTACCCTTGACTTTGATACTGATTGCTGTGATTGATTCGTTTGCATCTCTTGGCTCTGGAAATCCGTTTTCGGATCCAACTTCGATATCAAGATAGGCAATAAGTATTTTACTGACATCCCAAAGAATATCGTCAGGATACTCATCAGCAATATAAGCATACTCATAGCGATTATTCCCAAAAATAGGAAAATTGTCGACACTTTCGTACCTCTCTAAAAATTCACGACACTCTGGAATTGTTCCAGGCTGAATGGGTTTTACATTCTCGCCAGCAAGAGTTTTGTATTCAGATTTCTCTTGGCTGGAAAGAAAAAAGGTCGGACGGAATTCAACTTTCCGTCTGACCCTTTTATCGTTTTCAACGCCTCTTAGAAGAATAAATCGACCAGAGACGCTGACATTGGTATAAAAATCGGACATATTACCCCGTGATCAAACCCTTGGGAGGCACAACAATTCCTGCGCCGAAGATTTGATTATACCCGTTTTTCACTTCATCCGCAACATCAGCAGTGGTGACAAGTTTGTCAGCATGAATTGTAAACGGACCGTCGGCTGCTTGCATCCAAGGCATGAAGCCAAGCATTGGACCCTTCTCACCACGCTGCATCACACAAGCGACTGGATTCTTGAATGTGATTAGATCACCTTCTTCATTTACAATTTCGACTACTAATTCCTCGCCACTTACGAGTTTGAGTGCTTTGATGTTCGACATTTTGTGTTACCTTCCTTTTGTAATTATCAAATAAACCTTTTTCTTTTAGACCTTGAGGCATACCATTTCTATAAAATACACCATGATCCATGACCCAAGTGTCTTTACCAACCTTCAGCGACCACCCATTGAATTCTTTGATCTCAATTTGTTTACTGATCAATAACTCTTTGAGTTCAGATAGCGAGTTCATTATTCACTATCACCTGCGTCACGGTTCTCAGTATTGTGACGCTTCATCTTGAATCCAACATGATTTGCATGAGCGGTGATGAATGATCGTCGAAGAGAGCCTCGCTCATGCGAATCTTTCACCCAACCATAAGTCTCAGCCATAGCAAGAGCACGCTTCAAACTGCGCGGCAGTTTAGCATTGAAAAAATCACTACGATTAGCCATTTAGAAGTTCCTCACATTTTCTTGTAAAACGTTCGTTCTGTCCTGGATGAAAACTTTGGTACATATGCCAGAACATTTCATTTCCTTCTGTACCAAACGTTGTGCCAATACCATACTTCGGCATGCCATCAGCAAGATCCCAATACGGTGGTGCATCTTTTGGTTCCCAACTCATACGAATTGGTGGAGCATCATAGCGTAAAGGCATAATGATCTCAATAGGAATATTAGCCTCTCTTGCCTTGAAAGTCAACTCTTCGCCAACATCACCACGATAATTTGGCAAGAACGAGGGATTGCCAAGCAAATACGTGCTGACCATTTTGAATATGATTGCTTCGTTGAGCGTCGCCAATAACCTTGCCAGCATATGCTTGCTCGAAGAAATAGTCCAATGCTGAATTGTTCAACGGCAAACAATCAATATCTAGAAACATGATGGCGTTATGATTTCGTTGCTCTAGCATATCGACGAGTCTGTCCATCGTATAGCCTGGAGGTGCTTCTGTGTAGATATGGTAGTGTGGGATGTTAGACTTGTTATATTTCTCTACCACTTTCTTTTGTAGAGCAACTAGATTTTTGTCGATGTTACTCATAAAGATCGACGCAATACAAGGACTATTCATTTCATTCTCCAATTTTATCAGTTATGGTTCCCCATATTGGCTTTATATCTTCTTCCTCTTCTGAAGGAAAAAAGTCAACCTGTTTTTGACAAACTGCAACGTAGTATCCGTTCCACCAGTTTCTATCATAATGAATTGCATTGTCTATAGTTTTGATCTCTGAGAAGATTTCCCATTCCTTATGGACTTTCAGAAAACAGGATTCAATTCCGACGCGAGTTCCTTCTCTAACTTCAGCGTTATTCCAATCATCAACAATATAGATAAACACATCATCCATATTATTGATATAGGAAGTCAATGCACGAATATGATCATCTCGAGTGTGACCACCATCAAACAGATATGTATCAATGTCTCGAATTTCAAATTTATCTGGTTGTGGTAGACTGAAACAGTCTCCCTGAATACATGTAAAGTTCTTTACATTATTTCGCAAACAGTTTTCTAGGAAAAGCAAAAACAATCCGTTCTTGACTTTGATTCCATGATACTCAATATCAACCTTGAGATCCATTTCCCAAGTATCGCCAGCAGCGAAAGAATCAACTACAGTAGCAGACGCTGGGTTGTTTCCATACAAAGCACTTACAAACGTTGAGCCTGTAAATGTTCCGACCTCTAGGTATCTGGTATCTTCTTTGATGAGTTCGTTGAGAAGAATTCGAATTCTTTTACCAGAGAGACCAGTAAACTTACTCAACTGATTCTCAGTGAGTTTAGTTTGATCTTTATTTGCTAATTCGAGAGCAGATTCAACTCTATCAATATATTTTTTTACTTGATCCATGCGCCTTTACCATGTAGGTCAAACACTTTATCGCCAAAAACATCTTGCGCGGCTTCGCGAATTGGCTGATGATGCCAATCATCGATGAGTATATACCCACCATTTCTCAAAAGAGGGGCATACAACATAAAATCATTTTTTGCCAACTCAAAATCATGACCACCATCAATATAGATTAGGTCTGCCTCAATTTTCCAACTTTGCATTGCCACACCACCATTGTACGAATCAATAGGAAATGGTGTAATAATGTCAGTAAATTCATTTCGAATTACGTTAGAGAGGAAAATTTCGTAGATTGTTGGACGACCATGTCGACGTGAGCCATTTCCTGGCTGAAAAGAACACATGAATGTTAGATGTTCATGAGAACCCAAGAATGTGTCCACACAAACAATTTCAAATTCTTCTCTGGAGATTCCGTGCTTTATACCAAGGCGAGCCATGTTGAGTGCAGATGCACCTTTCCACGTACCCACTTCTATGACTGTTTTTGGTTTGATCTTTTCGAAGATCTCATCAAAACAACCACCTGTGCTTGACCAGCCCTGCTCATCAGAGTTTTCCAACACCAACCCCTCATATGGGTTCACATCACCGTGAATGTGCTGACTTATATTTTTAGCCATTGTTTTTCCATGGAAGTTTATTGTTGTGACGTTGTAACATGGTTTCGTTTCCCTTCAAGAAAAACTCTGCTTGCACCGACAGACCAGTATTGCCTACACGATATCTTACCGTATAATCCCTAGTGCAGTCAAACTTTAGTTTGTTGTTTGGGTGCATCAAGACTGCAGCAATTGCTCTATCGATTTCCATCTGTCCAGGTTCACGGAATTTACGATACCAGACTGGCGTAATCTGCACAGCAACTTCTTTCTTGACGAAATAGCAATTGACGTCAACGAAGAAATCTTGCGGATGAAGGATACTTGCCCACATACCCAGTGATTCGCAATCATCAAGGCAAAGAACGTTATTGTCTTTGTCGATGATCTTGCGGAAAGAGTATGCCCAATCTAGATTCTTTTCTTGAACGAGTTTGACCAATTTCTCAATATGATCTGGTTCAAGAAGATTGTCATCGTCTAACCAGAGATGATAGTCGCCATCTGCGAAATAAGTAGCAGCACCGTACACACGATGACCGTTGTAACGGTTTGTGCCTGTAGGATACGGTAATACGCAAACATGTTCGTTCACTCCGTTGGGAAATTCAGCAGCCAAAAGAATTTCGTCTGCTTTTTGCCAACGTTCCTTTCCGTCAACCACTACAATGTGTTCAACGTTTTTATATGTTTGCGCACGAACTGACGCGATGCATTCACCAAGGAATGGATTACCCGTTGTGGGTGTGATTACTGTTACTCTCACTTGAAAACCACCAATGATCCAGGACGCTGTTCGTTGAGTCGAGCCTCAACCTTCTTGCAAAGATTCTCATTATTGAATGCAAAGATGAAATCTCTTCGAGAGATTACTTGTTTGTAACCATATTTCTTGATCAACTCTAGAACCTCGCTCTGTCGATCTTTATTCCAATCAACATTCCAAGATTCAATCATCAAAGGAGGGAGTTCATTGACTTCTACAGTTTTCTCAATACCCTTTACAACTTCAAGTTCAGTACCTGATACTGTAACCTTGATCAATCCAACTCGAGCGAATCGATAATCGTCTAATGTTCTCAATTCAAAAACATCAGTCTCATTGGGAATTGGTAGGTTACGATTCACATAATTGTCGCGAGAAAGTGCAAACGAACCATGGTTCATTGAAGAAAGATCAAAAATGAAACTATCGATAATCTCATTTTTATCCCAAACACCAACTCTATGGCAACGAACGTTGTCGAGTTGATTTAGGAGAGCGTTAGCGTTCAATTGAGCGTTGAGCGCAGGAACTGGTTCAAAGCAATCAAAGATATGTTTCTTTAGATATTTTACTGCTAGTGGTATAGTGAATGCACCCATACCAGAACCAACGTCGATAACCCTACAGTTGTCCCTTTCGCTGAGAATAATGTCAGCAATTTCTAGATTATAAACATTCCAATAATTATTCTTTCGAATCTCATCGGAAATGATTTCTTGTTGAGCGAACAATGCATACTTGATGCCCTGTCGCGTTTCATGTATTTTTACTTGTGGTTGCATTTTTAGTCCCAAAGATTCTGATAGTATTTTCCAAACAAACGAAAGCCATTCCTTTTGCGTTCCCAGTATGCCTTGGCTTTGACTTCGTCATATATGCCCTTATCGACAGTGACCATTTCTTTCCAGTCTTGTCCTTCAACATCCACCCACTTATGTTTGGGCTTCTTGATCCAGAAGTTCGGCTCGCGATCTTTTGAATGCTCGGCGAAAGTCCAGATCATTTCTTTCATGATCCAGTCCCAACGCTTGAAGTGAAACTCGTCCACATCCCATTCGTTCTTCTTGGGCTTGGCAGCAGTTGAACGAAGATGTTCAGGTGCGTCTTCATCATCGGTACACGGTGCGCCATGCTGAGTCTTGCGCAATTGCTTGAGCATCGGAAGAATGATGTCAGCAAGAGTATGATCCATGCTCCATGTATCCCATGGATCAATTTGAATCTTTTTCTTTTGCTCACCGTTCTTTGGATATTTACCGATCGAGATTTTCATGATTATCTTTCTTCATCAAATTAACATATGCAATCATTTCACAGGCTTCCCAAGTCAACATAGGAAACTCGTCGTACACTTTCCCAGTTTCTTCATTCCAAATTCGAGAAAAATTTTCATCAAGTTCACTCATAAAAAAATCACCCTCAATATTCCAGCAAATAGTATAACACCAATGACTCCATTGAGAACCATCAGCGCACGATCATTCCACTTGAAGCCAACATAGAACCAACCGACCGCACCAATCCAACTGCACACAATATCAAGCCACTGCAGTTGTGTGACACCACTAGCACGAATTGTAATGCCAACCAGAACAATTATACTAGCAGCCCACTTCACATACCAAGTAATATCATACTTGGGAGTGACTGAATTTATCTTTGTCACTTCTGTTTATTACGTCGTGCTGCTCTTTTCTTTGAGCCCAATTTACAACGACCTTTACCGTGACCCTTCAAACCTACTTTTGCTGGCATAAATCACCTCAAGAAGCAGTATCTGGTGGAACTGCACCAAACCCTGGATCGCTGACTCCAAAATTTGTGTGGCTAAGTCCACCAAAGTCTAGATTCGTTTGTTTGTTATCATCCCTGAAATCCTTGAAATCGTTTACAACATCTAGACGATCGCCAAGGTCGAACTTGTATCCGATTGCTTGCATGAAGTTCATAAACTCTTCAAGCATTTCAGGCACACTCAAATCATTATCTTCAAGTTCAATGGTCACTCGTTTGTTGGAAGTCTCGTCCCAAAAACGACCATCGCTCAACTTGCCAGAATATTCAAATCTAATATTTGCCATAAATCACCTATCAGTTATTTGCAGAGTACGTCTTTATATATTCGCGCTGTTTGCATTCTTCTATTATACGCTCTTTCTCCTGCAAAGGCAACTTATACCAATCAGTAATCTCTGCAGATGTGCGAAAACACCCGACGCAAAAGCCACGTCGGGTGTCTAGAGTGCAAATACCTTTGCACGGACTAATCAAAGTTTGAATTTTTCCTCAACAGAAAACTTATCAACATAGAAACTATAAGTCAACCAAGCAAACCAACCAACTAACGAAACAAGCATGAAAAGCATGCCAAGTTTTGGACCAAGAAGATCCAGAAGAAAATAAAATGCAACACCACCAGCAGTAAATGCACCGAGTGTCTTCAACGTTTCAACAGCAGCCTTTGAACGAATACTCATAAATTAATCCTCGTCAGATGAATGATGTGGTTGTTTCGGGACAACCACTTTCCCG